ACAAAATGGGCATTTCTTTAATTCCATATCTTATCCATCCTTTTTACATTGTTCTCTGTATCCGCAGTACGTACATACTTTACGAGTTACATTTTCTGGTTTTGGCGGTGCAATCTGCCTCTCAATATAGCCATCACACTCATGTATATAGTTTACGAGATTTTGCCGCATTTCATCTGTCACGTTAAACATAAATGCCTTCATGTCCAATATGTCTCTACTGATATATACAAACAGAACTTGGTCTATACCAAATGCTAATGAATATGCTGTGCCCTGCTGATAATGACTTGGGTCAACATCTTTTCTATTCTGGAACTTAAAACTACTCTCTGTTTTAAGCTCTAAAATATAGTATCTACCCTTATATCTAATTATGCCGTCACACATAAAAGACATATTAAGTTTTTTATGATATAGCTTTGTCTCCATACCACTCTTTGATTTAATTTCAAGATAATCAAGCCCACGATTTTTTACGAACTCTGCAACATCAATATATTCACAATCAATGCCATTATCTTTCATCTGCTCTACTGCTGTCTGAACCCTAACATGAATGTCAGTACCACTATTACAAATGCCAACAAGCGTATAATTTGAATGTGATTCATCAGGTTGCACCCCCATTATCTGATAATAGCTTGCACGAATACAATTCATACCAGACGGTTTATAGGTCTTACTTGGAAGTCTACTATCTTTATCGGCAGTAAGCTCTATTGACCGCTTTAAATTTTGTAAAAAATCTTGCTCTACTGGTACTTTTTCTTTTGTTGACTCTATGAGTCTAATAACACTTTTTAAAGACTGTCTTGCCACTCTCAACCTCTTCTAAATACCCATATAAAAAATGGTATATATGCGATTATTCCTGCGATAAACAATTTGTTAAATGAAATAAGCGGTAAGTCAGGACAATAACTTTGAAGCTCTAAATTACCTACTGCAAACATAAGTAATAGACTTCCAGTCATTACTGAACTTACCGCTATAATTTCTTTAATACGCTTCATAATAAGCTCCTTTCTGCTATTTCTATAGCACTACTTTTTCTTTACTCTAACATTATATCACACTATTCTCACTATGTCAACAAGAATATTTTACTCTTCATCTTCCATAAGTGCAATGACAATAGTGATGTTTCCATCAACGAACTTGATTGAACTATCATCTCCATAATAAATCTCAATCAAGTCATTTGTAATCGCTTTGACCTCTTGCACGAGCATCTGAATATCTACAGCACAGGTAAAATCTATCTGATTCTCACTATTCACATAGGGAAGAATTTCAATACCACTTGACGCTTTAGACGATACTTGCAGACCCTGATTTGTGAATGTGAGGTCAACTGCGTTCTTATCATATGTGCCAACGAACAAAGAAAGTCTGTCAAGCATCTGTAGTAAATCATTCTTGGGTACTGCGCAATGACTACTAAAATCCTGCTCAATCAAATTTGTAATTGGCTCAATAGCAAAATCATCAATACCATCGACAAACTTACCAACAATAGTGCAATCAGGAGTTTTAAATACAATATCTGTATCACTCGTATTCACCATAATCTTCTCTGCCCTCATTACCGCAACGAGGTCAAGAAACTCTGAGCTAACGAGCTTAGGTTCATCAAACATGGGAATAGCTAAACTTGCAATCTTATATGAATCTGTAGCAACTACTTTATCGCCTACATAATATGCTGTGTACTGCGGATTCTCCATAGTAACTGCAAGTGCGGGTTTAATAGTCTCAAGAATAGCAATAACTGTGGAACGGTTGAGCGTTGTCAAATCAACTGCATCACTATTAGCAATAGCATCAGGAAACTTAACAGGCATACCATCTTCATCAAGAGGAAGTTCAATAGTATAATTACCATTGCCCTTAACTTTCATTGTATACAGCTTTTCATCTATCGCCATAGTAATGCTCTCACAAGTCATTTTACTGACCAGCTTTGCGAACTGATTAGCATCTACTACGACATAGAAATCGTCTCCTGCTACATGCTGTTCTTTGATATACAGATAGTTGGTAGCGTCTGTTGTAATAACTGTAAGCTCTCCATCTTTAAGCTCAATGCACATCATACTGGTGATAGGAATGAGCTTATTATTTCCTGCTCCCTTAATTGCCCTCGCTACTACATCTTTCATAAGTTCTGTGCTAATTGTAAATTTCATTCTTCATTCTCCTTGTAACGATAATATATAGCTATAACATGCTCTTTGGGAAACATTCCTACCACAGTACGATAACATTGCATACCGTTGATATGATATACCTCAAAACAACCAGTTTCTTTATTTAATCTAAAATCGCAATCTTTAAATTGCTTTACGGAATCTTCTAATTCTACTAATAAATATCTCATCTCTCCAACGCCCTATTAGCAGTAGTAGTTCTCCAATTCTCAGCAAAATAACTATTATTGCGAATAATATACTGACAACCATAAGCATCTGTATAAGATTGAGGATATGTCTTGTTCATATGTCTAATACCTGCTTTTTTCATCCTCTCTCTTGCTACATTTCTGTCAAGTTTTCTGGTATGTACTCTTGTTGGTATTCTGATTGTTGCTGTTTTCATATTCACTCCTTTTTAAAATAATTTACGTGACTTTTTTATGACCCTATTCTTACTAATGCAATAAAACTTTTCTTTATTAGGACCATTACCACTCAGATAATCTTGCACACGTTCGCAAATATATCCATTCTTATTGCAAATATTAAAAAGTGCTTCACTAAGAGGATACTGTCTATCTCCTACATTTAATATAAAAACGCCGCCAACTTTTAATCTTGCAACTGTGTTAACAATTAATGGCTCATAGAAACCATCTAACCACACATCAAACTCCGCATATCTATTCATGCTATTTGTACTTTCTTCGGAGTAGTGTTCAGTATTAAAATAGGGCGGAGACGTTAATGCAATATCGAACAGTTCGTCTGTATCAAAATCTTCATATGGCAAACAATTTACACTTGCATCAAAACTTGGTTGCAAAGATTTTAACCATTCACCTAATTTACATAATCCATTATATGTAATTGTACTTGGCTCACATGCCACATAACGTACATTTGGGATAGATGCACATCCTATCATACGTCCTCCCCAACCAGCACATGGATCCAATACTGATATACCTGTTTTCATATTTGTATATCTTAATACAATAGAACGTGCAACGAACGGAGGAAATTCATTAACATATTGAATGTTTTGATAACCTCTCTGTATTGCAGAGTAAAATGCATTATTTACACCATGTTCAAGATTATATAAATATAATCTTGCAAGTCCGTTTAATTTATCATCGACCTGTAATGATTCATATACACTTAAATCATTCTTTTCTGTATCAGTGGCTAATCTATGCGGATTAAACAATAACGATATTGTTTTACCAGCATTTACCCCATTACAAAGTTTATAAAACTCTTCTATTGCCTGTGTTCTTGTAATAAATTCTGCGGCAAATTCTTCAAGACTTAATCCCTTTAAGCTCATTTTCAAATTGCCGAGCAGTGTTTCTCTCAACATGCTTTTTTACTGTCCCTTCTATGGCATCTCCATACCACGCTTTAGTTATCTCTACATCACATTTAATGGGAATACTTAAAGCACTCTTAGCGGCTTCTGACATAAGCATAGCAAACCGTTCTGAACACTCTTTTACATTTTCTTCTGGACACTCTGCTATTAATTCATCATGTACTGGTATAAGAAGTCTAAATCCTAATTCTTTTAGTTTTTCATCATTTCCGACTAAAATCATTGCTAACTTACTCATATCAGCCGCAGAGCCTTGGATTCTTGAATTTACACACTGTCTTTGAGCATCAGCGATTTTCCCACCGTTATCAATAATCCAGATTCCTTCTTTGTTTGCTTCTTCAAAAATTTTACGCTTTTGTCCGAAATAACAATTTCGTAATTTTGCAAGATACTTTCTTTGCACATCTTCGGGGACATCCGTTTCTGCATCTTCCTCTTCAAAGCTAAAGTCAAGCAAATCAGTGTCGGGTCGTGCTCCGTCTTTCCACTTAAACTCATATTCAGGCAGTTGCAAATCAGGCAATCTTCTCTTTCTGCCCCACAAGGTAGTAACATATCCTTTTTCATAAGCCATATCCAGACTATCTTCTTCAAACTTCGGTATTGCAGGAAATCCTTTAAATACAGAATCTTTTATTGCTTGTGCTTTTTTAGTAGTTGTTCCCAACTGCTCGGCAATCGAAGGCACTCCACGACCATACAACACTCCGAGCAAGATGGATTTCGCTTGACTTCTTCGAGATTTACCTTCAGGGTTAGTCGTCCCGTCTGGTCTGAACTCAAGGCAGTTATCATATGTTGTGTTAAAGGACAATGCGGCAATTTCTGCATATAAATCTTTCCCCTCTTGATATGCTTTAATCATTTTCGGGTCGCCGCACATCTGAGTCATTACTTTAGGCTCTTGCTGTGAATAGTCGCTTGACATAAGTACATAACCGTCAGATGCTACAAACATCTTCCGAATCTCTTTATTATGAGAAGGAATGTTCTGCATATTCGGATTCTCAGAAGAAAATCGTCCTGTTCTCGCACCATACTGATTAAAGCTACAGTGAATACGACCATCTTTTGGATTCACACAATCAGGCAGTTTATCTATAAAAGTATCTACAATAGTAGAAAACTCTCTATAGTCTAATACCGCTTTTGCGACTGGATTATCCATACTTCTTAATGTCGCTTCATTTGTTGTTCTTACTTCTTTCTTTGTTTTCTTATCTACAGGAACTTCACAACCCATAATATCATAAAGAAGAATAGCAAGCTGTGAGGAAGATTTAATATTGATAGGGTCATCTAACTTACAGTTGACGCCCATCTTTCTTCTATACGCTTCTATATCATCTCTATATGTATCACAGATTTTATTGAATTGTTCTATCCTATCATCAAGTAATGCATGATATTTGTCTTTAAGAAACTGGTTATAATCAAAATCAAACTTTATTCCATTATCTTCCATATCACACACTACTTTTATGCACGGCATTTCAATATTAAAAAATACCCATGAAACGCCATTCATTCCATTTCTATCTTCGTGCGGTTTTGTAGCATCATAATATACAAACTGTTTCTGATACTGGTATAATTCATAAGTAATAATAGCGTCATGTGCGGCATAAAGATAGAATGTATTAATCGGAATCTTATCTGCGGGTATACCTTTAAATAAATCATCGAATGAAAATGCGTCACTCTTACCGTCAAGCACATATTTATTATGCAATGCTTTCAAACCATTGCGCTCTTCATTTTCATTCATCAATCTCGCCGCAAGATAAGCGTCCCATGTGCAGTAAATATCTTTTACACCAAGCTGATTTCTGATTACTCGCATATCAAACTTGGCATTGAACATGATAATCTCGATATTAGTATCGTGAATTATCGTATCAAACTCTTCTGCCACATCTTGTTCTGTAAGCTGATTATCTACTCTTGCGCCAGTTACATATGATGTGTGATTAATTGGCACATATACAGCTTTTTCATTAGGTGTATACAAACACAGACCTACAATACTATCAAGAATTGGGTCGAGACCAGTTGTTTCTGTATCTATTGCTACTACGCCATTATTTACACACTTTGCAAAATAATCATGTAATTCATCCCGATTTCTGATAATTACATAATCATCCTTAAACTGTCCGAGATTTTTTTCAACCATAGCTTTTATCTGATTGATTTGAGCTAATAGTGAATTTCCACCTCGGACAGTTGTTTGTGCTTTTCTACTTATATTTGATTTTTTAGCAAGTTTACTATCTTGCTCTCTTCCCGCCCGCTTTGGAATACTAAATAAAGGCATGTTCTCCTCCATATGATTGCCGACTGTGCATAGTAAGAACGCTTAAAGAATCTATGCACAACATTGTTTATTTGTACAGAAAGGAGGAAAGTGTGCCGACAATCTACTCAATCAATAAACATCTCTTCCACGACCTGGTGTTCTTCGTCTTGGTGTTTCGTCACGCTCTCTATCCCTACTATCTCGTCTACGAACAGCGGGCTCAGCATCATCATCACTATCGCCATCAGGCGGAAAATATCCAGTCTCTAAAAAGAAATCCATATCTTCTGCTGATTTATCGAGAACAAGACCACCAAGTGGATTAGGCACTTCCGGTAAATCTTCAAGAGTAGTATTGTCTTTCTCTACCTCAAAAATTTCATACGTAGTAGAGGTATCACCCTTCTTACCTCTGCGTTCAATATCAAATTGATGAGCACAAAGCGGTGTATCAGAATTAGAGTATCTACTACAGATAGATACCATCTTCTGTACAAATTTCTTACCTCTCTCCCAAAGCTGTACTTTGTCCTCATCTACGTTATAAATAGGTACAAACAGCTTTACTTGTGTAGGTTTACGCTCACGACAGAACGGACAAGTATCAAGAGGCTGTCTATACTCTCTGAGACAATTTACATATCTCTTTCTACCATCTTCACCTTCAATCTGATGCACAGCAAATGCTTCCACATTATCAATACCATTATACATGAATCTGACTCTTGCAGTTTCACCATCGTCTTTGAGAGAGAAGAACCCTGCTCCCCCTTGACCACCATACTTATCAACTTCATCATACCTGACTCGACCCATAGTTACTCCTTTCAATAGTGTTTATATTATTCACCAGACAACGCACGCCTCATTGCTTCATACGTTGCTGAGTAAATTACTTCGTAAAGACGTTTCCAATCATCATCTGTAAAAGAAGTGTGCTGAACAACGATTGGCTCATTCTGCTCATCTACTTTTTTATAAGCATCAAACGGAATATTATATCGTAAAGCAAGCATTTCTCTCGCCATCTTTGTAATATAATTTTTTGTGCAGTAATGACTCAACACAGACTGACCAAATCCGCACTCTCTTTCTGCTTGTGCATACGAAAGATTACGCTTCTTAAACTCTTCTCTCAACTTCTGTCCGTCGATTTCAAATTTTTCTCTTGAGTAACCCATTTTATTCTCCTTTTAATAGTGATTATAGTGTTTCGTTGTCTTTCGACTCTTCT